TCTTCAGACACACATGCTATTAGACTAGTTGGTACCGGACACTATGATGGCACAGCTGGATTAATCGAAGGTAATGCAACAAATACTACAGCAACATCTGCTGATGTAGAAGCTGTTACTAGAGGTACTTCCGGCTTCCTCATTATCGAATTCAAGAAAAGAGATGGAGGTTGGACAGGCTAATGAAACTCGTAACTGAACTAGTCGAGACAGTTGACGTTCAAGTCCTGATCGACGAAGAAACAAAACAAAAGAGTCACTTCATTGAAGGTGTATTCTTACAAAGTGAATTAAAGAATCGTAATGGTCGTATGTATCCAGCTGCAACTATGGCTAAAGAAGTTGCCAGATACAATAACGAATACATTTCAAAAAATAGAGCATATGGTGAGCTCGGCCATCCTAATGGACCGACGATTAATCTTGAAAGAGTCTCCCATATGATTAAAGGATTGCACCAAGAAGGTAATAACTGGATTGGTAAAGCAAAAGTATTAGATACCCCATACGGTAATATTGTTAAAAACTTAATCGATGAAGGAGCACAACTAGGTGTTTCGAGTCGAGGTATGGGAACTCTAAGGCAGAAAGCAGATTGTCAAGTAGTACAAGACGACTTTATGCTTTCGACTGCAGCAGATATTGTTGCAGATCCTTCTGCACCTCAAGCCTTTGTTAATGGAGTGATGGAGGGTGTTGATTGGGTTTATGATGCCGCTACTGGTCATTTTACACAACAAGTAATTGAAATGACAAAAGAGCTAGGTGACAAAGACGTTAAGAAGTTACAGGAAAATGCTTTAAAACTTTTCGATAAATTCTTAAAATCTTTGTAAAAGTCCAATTATTATAAATAAATTAAGTTGATAAACTCAAAGGAGTCAATGATGGCAAAAGAAGAACTAGAGCAGATTGAAGATGAAGATCTTCATGAAGCCGAAGTAGAAGATGAAGACGATCTTCTTGAAGCCACTGACGACGAGGAAACAGAAGAAGAACTTGTTGAGTTCCAGGCATCCGGTGAGGCGTCTAGTGTGCCCGATCCTATTGAAACTGGCTCGTCTCGTCGCAAGGCTGATAAAACTAATGCTATGCCAATGCAGAAGCTCGGTAAGACTGGGGTTATTGCCCAGGTTGTCGATGCGATGGCAGGAATGACACCTGGCCAGGCCGGTAAGGTCTATAAAGGTATCACGAGTGATGCAGGTAATAAATCTTCCATTAAGGCTAAAGAAAATCCTGGTGGAAAAGTAAAGCTGCACACAATGGCTAATATTAAAGTTAAAGAAGATCTCGAATCATTGTTCGGCGATCAAGAATCTCTCACAGAAGATTTTTTTGATAAAGCGGCTACAATTTTTGAAGCTGCACTAAATGTAAAAGCTACTATTGTTGAAGAAGCTCTAAAGGAAGAGTTTGATAGACAATTAGCAGAAGCTACAGAACAACTCGAAGAAGAATACGAAAAGAAAATCGACGATTATCTCAACTATGTTGCTGATACATGGATGGAAGAGAATGAGATTGCTATCGAGTCTGCTTTGAAAGTAGAGATGGCAGAGAATTTCTTGACTGGACTTCAGCAAATGTTTGTTGAAAATCATATCGAGATTCCAGAAGATAAAGCCGATCACTTTGGTGAAATGGAAGCCAAGATTGATGAGCTCGAAGAGCAACTCAATAAAGAGATCGACGAAAAAATTGCACTCACTGGTGCGATAAAGGATCAAAACGTTAATATCGCTTTCCATGAGAAGTCTACAGGACTTACTCTAAAGCAGAAAGATGAGTTTAGCGATTTGGTAGAAGGCCTTGAATATGATAATATTGAAGATTGCAACCAAAAAATGGATGTAATACTTGAAACTTATTTCAATAAACCAGCCGCTACGGACACTGCTGTTGACGAAAGTGAACCAGTTGACGTTGATGTGGAAGGTGCAGTAGAACGCTCTGACCCATCGATGGCTGCTTATGCTCAGGCTATTTCGAGAACCCTTAGATCATAAATAATAAAGATATCCAAAGGAGATACATATGTTAAATGAAGATCTAATGCAGAAGTGGCAGCCAATTATTGAGCATCCTGACCTCGACAAGATTGGGGATGTTCATAAGCGCAACGTCACTGCTGTTATGCTAGAAAACACCGAGAATGCTCTTCGTGAGTCTGCGGCTTTCAGTCCGCAGAGCTTGCTCGAAGCTGCTCCAGAAAACGCCATGGGTGCTTCGTCATCCACAGCTGGCGATGGTAACATTGACATCTACGACCCAGTTTTGATTAGCTTGGTTCGTCGTGCGATGCCAAACCTTGTTGCATATGACATTATGGGTGTTCAGCCCATGACAGGCCCAACCGGCTTGATCTTTGCAATGCGGTCACGTTATGCTTCGCAAACTGGTACGGAGACATTCTATAACGAAGTCAACACCGGCTTCTCCATGGACAAAGACAGCTCGACCAACACAAACGTTGGTGGTGCTGATCAGAACCTTGGTACATTCGTCGGTAATGGCTATCTTAACAGTTCCGCTTCTAACATCGAACTGTACAACTATGCTGCTGGCATGACCACAGCTCAAGCTGAGCGCTTGGGTGATGGTGCCGGTAACGCCTTCCCAGAAATGGCATTCAGCATTGAGAAAATTGCTGTGACTGCAAAGTCAAGAGCGCTCAAAGCTGAGTACACAATGGAATTGGCACAGGACCTGAAAGCTATTCATGGTCTCGATGCTGAGTCCGAGCTGGCCAACATTCTTTCTACTGAAATCCTTGCGGAGATCAACAGAGAGATGGTCCGTAATGTGAACGTCATTGCTAAAGTGGGTGCACAGGACGATACAACTACAGCTGGTAAATTTGACCTTGACACCGACTCAAACGGTCGTTGGATGGTTGAAAAGTTCAAAGGCCTTATGTTCCAAATCGAGAGAGAGGCAAACAGTATTGCCAAAGGTACTCGTAGGGGCAAAGGAAACATCCTCCTCTGTTCTTCGGATGTTGCATCCGCATTGCAGATGGCTGGTGTCCTTGACTATACACCTGCTCTCAATTCTAACAACTTGCAAGTTGATGACACAGGCAACACATTCGCTGGTGTCCTCAATGGCCGTATTCGTGTGTACATCGATCCTTATACAACAGGCAACTATATGACTGTTGGTTATAAGGGCTCTAGTGCATTTGACGCTGGCGTGTTCTACTGCCCATACGTTCCTCTACAGATGGTTCGTGCGGTTGGTGAAGACACCTTCCAGCCGAAAATCGGATTCAAGACTCGTTATGGAGTCATCGAGAATCCGTTTGCTAGAGGTACTAATGCAATCGCTGCTGCTGGCACAATCACTGCAGACTCGAATGAGTACTACAGAAAGATTATTGTCAACAACATCATGTAAGAGTTGGGACAACCAACCTGAATTAAGAGGGGGCTTTTGGCCCCCTCTTTTTTTGTATAAATAGATACATGATAATAAAAAAAGATGTTACAGTACAAATTTATTATTGGATGCCTGACTATCAAGATATACTCCAGGAGTTTATCTGGCAGACTAAAGATATCGTGCCAGAGATTCCAAGAGTACATAAGTTTTTAAATTTTTGGCATGCAGAGATTGAAGCAGTAATCAATGAAGTGAATGTTGTACATTCAGATGGAACATCGTATAGGAGAATAGATTGGCTTTATCAAAAGGGGCAATAAACAATCAACCAGATAATGTAAACTTTCTTTCCCCATTAGGATATAGGTTTGCAATTAGAAAGTTACCGCATGTGAACTACTTTGTTCAAACGGCTAACATTCCTAACGTGCAGCTTGGGGTTGCTGAATTGCCTACACCATTTGTAGCCCATCCAATTGCAGGTGATCATTTAATTTACAGTGAGTTTGAACTAAACTTTAAAGTAGATGAAGATATGCAGAACTATGTTGAGCTGTATAACTGGATGACAGAGCTTGGTTTTCCTGAAGCCTTTTCACAAGCAAAACATATATATGATAAGCAAGATAAGTTAACAGCTGTTGACTCAATGGGTGAAGGGCCGTATAGTGATGGTACGTTAACAATATTGAATAGTGCTATGAGGCCATCTTTAAGTGTTACTTTTGAACAATGTTTTCCAATTGCACTTAGTGATATAACATTTTCAACAACTGGTGGTAGTGTAGATTACTTGGAATGTACTTGTTCGTTTAGATATAGTTTATTTAAAATAGCAAGAATATCTTCAGGCGGAGTAGAAGACACACAGGAGGCTCCTCTACTAAATTCACCTGGTTAAAAAGGTTTATAATATGAAATATACAGATCCTAAAGTGGCAGATAATGTCCTCAATCCCCAACTTATTGCACGAATAAACAGAGACTATATGACCTATTTTATGCCAG